AAGAAGGCGACTATCCTGACTTTTTTCGATGCCAAAACCAGCTCGTAAATGTCGTAACTACGAAACACTCACAGAATTCGCGACCGCCCTCAAGGTTCCGATCACGACCGTTTCCGGCTGGACCCGTCATCCCGCTTGGACTTGGGGGAAGAAGGCCCCTTGGCCGGCCAAGATCGTCCCTGACGTGCTCCGATGGGCCGCAGATGCTCTTGAAAAAGGCCGGCCCGCCAAAGACCCCGCCGACGCCGAATCGATCCAGGGTCTTCGCGAGCAAAAGCTCCGTCAGGAAATCCGCAAGCTTCGCGCGCACGCCGATCAGGCAGAAACCTCTCTAGCCAGAGAGCGTGGCGATCTTCACGACGCCGCGGCATGCGAAGAAGAATCCGTCCGTCGCGCGACGCTCTATCGAAACGGCATCCAGAACATTCCTTCGCAGATCGTGTCGCTGGCTCTATCCAATGGATTGCCTCACGAAGCAGCGCCACGATTCCAGGGCCAGATTGAAGAACTCGTAAATGCCTGTCTCCGATTCACGGCCGCTTCCGGCAACCCGAAACCCATCGCTGTCGACGGAGAGAGCCTTCCGAGCACTTCTGCCGCGGGAACGGTGGACCCCGAGCCAGTGGGCTGAAAACTGTCGCATCCTCTCTGATGAGGAAACGAGCGAGCCGGGCCCCTACAGCTTTGAGCGAACGCCTTATTGGCGATTCATTCTCGATTTGGCCGTCGATCCGCTAGTCGAGGAAATCGTTTGTCTCAAGGGCGCGCAGATCGGATGGTCGGAAGCTTGCCGCAATCTCTTCGGATTTTGGGTTGACCTGGATCCGGGTCCGTTGATGATCCTGATGCCGGACCAAAAGTCGGCTGAAGATTTCAAGATTGAGCGCATCGACCCGATGGTCAAAAATACCCCGGCGGTCAAGCGACATCTGACTGTCCGTGCCTGGGATGATACGAAGCACCGAATTCGCTTCGATACGATGACCGCTTATTTCGTATGGGCTGGCAGCAAAACAGGAACGAAGAGCCGGCCGATCCGCAGACTGATTTGTGAAGAGCCGGACGAATACCCGCCCTTCAGCAGCACTGGCGGCGATCCGCTGAGTAAGGCTGAAAAGCGACTCACGACTTATCGAGACAAGGGCCGCGCGAAAATCCTGCTGGGCGGCACGCCGACAAATCGAACCGGAAACATTTTTAAGCGATGGGAACTCTGCTCCGTCCGCTATCACCTTTGGCTGCCATGCCCGCACTGCAACGGCTATCAGCTTCTGCAATGGAAGCAGATCAAATGGCCGAAGGCCGATGAGGGAGAAGATCGCGCCAAGCATGCCGAGCGCGTGAAGTCGGTCGGGCTGGCCTTTTACGAATGCGAGCATTGCAAGGGGCGCATCGACGATCATCACAAGCCACGCATGCTTCGCCGTGGCATTTGGGCCACCGAAGATCAGGCGGTAACGAAAGATGGTCGCACGGTCGGGCCGCGACAATCGGCGCGCCGCGTCGGCGTCAAAATCAGCGGCCTCTATTCGCCGTGGGTGCTCTTCGGTCAATTGGCGTCGGAATGGATTGAAGCGCAAGGCGATCAGAACGCCCTCTGCGACTTCATCAACCAGCGCCTCGCCGAACCGTTTGAAGAGCAACGCGCCAAAACAGAACCGACGCTGATTCAGCAGAAGGCCAAAGACGGTCCCGCTCCGATGCTCGTGCCAAAATGGGCGCGGGCGTTGATCGCGACGGCAGACACGCAAGGTAACGATGAAAAAGACGGATATTTCTACTATGTCATTCGGGCATGGGGCTACGACTACCGCTCGCAGCTCATTGATTTTGGTGTCTGTAGCAGCAAGGCCGAGCTCAAACAGCGATGCCTGGATCGTCCGATACCGCTGGAGGGTGGCGGCCATGCGGCCCCGTCGATGTTGCTGATCGATTCTGGTGGCCCGCGATGGCAAGAGGTTTATCAATTTAGTCAATCCGATCCGCGCATTCATCCTGCAAAGGGAGATGGCGAGCGGCATACCTGGATGGTCGATGAGCGCCCACAGAAGCGTCATGGCGTGGTGCTTTGGAAGATCGACACGAATCAGTCGAAAGATTTACTGCATCGCTTGATCCACGACCCCGACCGAACGAAATGGCTGCCGCACAATCAGATCAATCCCGATTACTGCCAGCAAATGTGCGCGGAGTCCAAAGTCTTCAATCCGCAAAACAACCGCGAAGAGTGGGTTGAGATCGTCAAGAACAATAACCACTTTTGGGACTGCGAGCATCAACAGTGCGCCGCCGCGTGGCGCATCGGATGCGGAGCACCGGAGCCGGCGCCGCCGCCTGAAGTCAAAACTCCCGCTCCCGTCGAACGCCCCACCTGGATGCCCGAACGGCCGACCAACTGGATGAACCGCTGATGGATGCGCAAACCGAATTAAATCTCCTGGAGACGGCGTATCAGAACTATCTCGGCACCGGCATCGTGTCCTACACCGTGAACGGTAAATCTGTCCAAAAGGTGGATATCGGCTGGCTCACGCGCCGGCTGGATGAATTGCGAGCGATCGTCTACCGCCAGACCAATGGGCTATTTCAAGCCGCCCAAAACAGGCCCCCCGAATAATGCCGCGAAAAAATCAAAAGCCTTCACCGGTGGAGCTTCCCGTCGAGCTTCAAGCGCGCAGACTCCGCGCCAAGCTCGAAGTGATGCAATTGAAAGAGGTCGAGCGGCGACTGAAGGGCGCGCTCAACATTCATGCCGCCGCCGACGTTGGCCGGCGCAATCGGGACTGGCCAGCCAACAATAGCAGTGCCGATCTGGCGATTATCCCCGACAGCACGGTCCTTAATGGCCGCGCGCGTCAGCTCGATCGCGATTCATGGATCGTGCGCAGTTACAAGCGAGCATTCAAACGGAATGTGGTCGGCAAGGGCATCACGGTTAACCCGCATGCCCGCGACAAAGACGGCAAGCCCCTGGTCGCGCTGAACAAGGTCGCGCAAGAGGGATTTTCGCTTTGGTGTCGCACCGCCGCCGCATGCGACGTTGAAAAACGAAAGACCTTCTCTCAATTCCAGAGATTGGCCGCCGGTGAAAAAGCTGTCGTTGGCGAACATCTTTGGATGTGGGCCTATGCGCCGTCCAATCCCATGCATCCGGTCGGACTGCGATTGCAGGCCTTCGAGCCGGAGCAATTCGATCTACGCATCTTGAGCTTTGAAGGTCGCGAGGTCCGCGGCGGCGTCGAAGTGGACGAAAATGGCGCTCCGGTTGCGTACCACATTTACACGCGCAACCCGAATGACGTGCTCTATCGGCATGCTTTCTTTTCTGAGCGCGTGCCCCGCGAGCGTATGTTCCATTACTTCGATCAGGACCGCGTCCTTCAGACCCGCGGCGTGACGCCTTTGGCGCCGGTGATGAGCGACGTGCGCGATTTGGACAGATTCCGCAGCGCGACGCTCTGGCGAACCATCATGGAATCGTGTATCGGCCTGATCATCAAAGGGCCGGTTCCCGGTGGCGGCCAAGGCCCATCGCCTGGCTTGCCCCTGATCGCTGGCGATTCCGCACAGACCAGTTCCGGCATGGACAAGTTTGATTTCGTTCCCGGCATGGTCGCGCGACCAGTGCCTGGCGAAGACATCGAACCGTTCATGCCGCAATCGCCAGGCAACCAATATGACCCCTTCACTCAACTGACGGTCCGCGGCATCGGCGCAGGCGTGGGCATGAGCTTCGGCCAGATCATGCGCCACAGCGACGGAAACTATTCATCGGCCCGGCAGGATATGCTCGAAGACCGCAAGGAGCAGGAGCCAGAACACGAACTGATCACCGACTGCCTGATTCGCCCGACTTATGAACTCTGGTTCAATTTCGCGGCGCTAGAAGGTCGATTTGATGAGGTCGAGGGCTTCGACTTCGACGATTTCCTGGCCAATCGGCATCGGTACACGGCCGCCGACTATATTCCACCATCGCAAACGTGGATCGATCCCGAGAAGGAAGCCAACGCCTACGCGATCCTTCTGGCCAATCGACTCATCACGCGCGAGGAAATCGTCGCGATGCGCGGCGGGCGCTTCTATCAGATCGTTCAGAAGATCGCGGGGGAGCAGGCCGAAACGGATGAACTGGGTCTGTCGCTTCCGGAGAATGAAGAGGACCGCAAGGAACTCCGGCAACTTATTCAGGCCTTCTATGCCAGCCGGCTTGGCGTGCTCGATAACGCCGCGGCCAATGCCACCGACATTAAGCAGTTGGTCGAGAAAGCCCGGATCCCTGCTCGCAAATTCCAGCAGACTGACTTGCCGATTGTTTCGCAGGTTCAACCGAAGCCCGTGATAATGGCAGCGCCAACTAACTCTGCCGCGCCCAGCGGAGATGCGACAAAAGCCGCGACGGCTGGCGTTGCTCCTGAAATTGCCGTGGCTGACAGTCTTGAATCGCCCATCGTTCCGCCGGAAGTGCCGAATTATCAGGACGCGGCCGACCCGGTTATCTCCTGCGCGACCTGCTCATCCCTGCGCAGTACGCGATGCACGAAATTCAATTTCGAAACGAAGCTGGGGAGTGTCTGTGATGCCTGGTCCGCGAAGTCGCTGACGGAAAATATCGGAGTCCCAAACGTCGCAAAAACCTTCCCGCCTGGTCCGCAACCCGGCCAGCGCGACCTTGAAAGACGGTTCTATCCGTCGGCCGATACAACGCCACGGCCATAATACGAGGGTAAAGATCAATGCCAAAGAACCATAAGCACAACACTCCGCGCACTCAGAAGAAAGGGACCCGCGTCGCCGCGCTCCGCGGCCCGATCACCTATTCCGATGCGAGCATCGAAGTTGATTACGATGCCGGCGTTATTTTCGGCGCTTCGGTCGCGACCATCGGGCAATGCTCTGGACATCCCTTCAGCCTGAATAAAGAGAGCCTCGATCGGTTCCTGGCGTTGGCCGCACAGCAGCCCGATGGCGTTCGGATGCGTTTCAAGCATCCAGAAATCAATCAAAAGATCGGCGCTGACGGCGAAGTGCGTCAGACCGTCGCCGATGATACCGGCAGCTTTATTGGCCGACTGAAGAATGCGCGATTGGACGGTGATCGCATTCGTGGCGATGTGCATTTAGGTACGTTCGCGGCGGTGCTTCCGAATGGCGGAAACGTGCGGGAATACATTCTCCGCATGGCTCAGGAAGACCCTGCCGCGATTGGTCTGTCAAACTTCTTTGAATATGAGCCCGAAACCGTGATGAACGAAATGGGCGATGTGGTCGGCATCATCGCCATGCCGATTTCATGGTCGGCCTGCGACGTTGTCCAGCAGCCGGCGGCCAATCCGATGGGCCTGCTCAGCGCCAACCCAAACTCCGGATGGTCCGACGATAACCCCGCCGACCCGGCTCGCGCACCGCTCCCTGTCAGCACTCCGGAATTCCCGCGCGACGTTCGCGGTGACTACCTGAAATCCATCGTGAAAGACGGTCCGCTGTTGCTTGGCGGCCTGGCCGCTCGCCACAACGGCCGGCTCGAAGCGATGCGTGCCGGTGCCGATTGGCTCGTGAGTCACGGATACGCCACGAAGACCGCGCGCGGGGAATATGCCGCGACGGCAAAGGGGACGACTCAGGCCGCGATGTGCTGGAAATGATTTGAATCTCTTCTGAGGGCGACGACCTGCCGGCCGCACGGTTCCCGCCCTCACGACTCCCGCTGTGGGTAAATCTGCAGCGCGAGTTTTTCTTTAACCAATCAAGCGGCGTGTGCCGCCTGCCTCGTGAGGGCGGGTGCCATTCGACCTGTGCGCGTCGGCGTGTTGCCGACCGCGCAACCGGTCTGACTTTTTTCCGAAGGAGTGCTCATGCACCCCCACCTCAAAAGTCTGCTCGTCAAGGCCGGTTGCGATCCAACCGCTTCGGACGATGACGCGCAGAAGTTCTATGACGGGATGGCCGCTGACAAGAAGGCGGACATCGACGGCAAACTCGCCAAGATGATGGAAGGCGACGATCCGGATGAAGAGGACGGCGCTCTGTCGGCTCCGCCGCCCCCTGGCGAAGCGACCGTTGGCGCTGGTTTGTCTGCCAAGCAGATTGCGGACATTGCTTCCAAGAGCGCACTGGCGGCACTCAAGGCCGCCGGCATCGTCACGAAGAAGACTGCCGCCACTCCCACGGCAGCGCAGGATGATGACGATGTTGCCCTTGAACTGGAGCAGAAGCGCGTCACCCGAATCACGTCGCTTTGCACGCTCCACGGTATTGACGAAGGCACAAAGAAGGCCGTGCTCGCTAAAGGGGGCACCTTCGAAGATGCCCGCCGTGAAATTCTCGACAACGTTGCCAAGATGGCCAAGCCCCTCGCATCCGTGCGCGTCGGCGAAGACCGCCAGCTTGCAGCGCTGCGAACGGCGATCCCGCAAGCCCTTATGCTCCGCGCCGGCGTCGGCGAAGGCGATCCTGTGAAGACCAAAGCCGTCTTCGCCAAGCTCGGTGAAGAGGTTCACGAGCAGGCCCACAAGCTCCGCGGCCAGACGATGCTAGATATGTTCCGCGTCTATCTGGTCGGCCTGGGCTGCGCCCCGATGGAAGTGTACGGCATGAGCCGCACCGAACT